AGTGTCCAGTGACACCTGTGGCAGTGATATCAAATCGGGTGGTGCAGGAAAATTTCATTGTGGACGTTTATATAGCTGATATAAAATCCACACACGATCTAATGCCTCTCGTAGTTCTGCGTTTTCTCTACTGGCTATTAGTATTTCTTTCCAGGCAATCCATCGTTCTAGTAATTCATCGACCACAACATCATTATCCATTATGTGTGTATTTACGGCCAAAGAAAAACCCCAGGTTTTTATGCTGGGGTTGATCAACGACGAAAGTCGTGATACTAACTCAATTAAGAAGTATAGTATGTGCCTTGTGTTACAAAAGTTGCATTTGCGTAAACGTTGGCAGTTGGAATACCAATGTTTAAACCACCAGTTGCATTGGCTTGTTGAGCAGCAGCAACCAAATTAGCAGTTGTGTAAGCACCAGTTGGGTATAAAGCAATGTTTAATACTTGCTGACTAACTGGATTAACTTGATACATTGCAACTGTTGAAGTCTGCTGAATAGCTTGCAACACGTTACTAACGTAACCACTTGCATTACCAGCGCCTGCAGTACTTAACACAGTGTTGGCCACTAAACTGAAAAAGTCTAATTTAGGACCTTGGAAGTTAGTAACAGCAGCGTTAGCCAAGTTACCTGATTGTGAAGGCGTACCATTGAGTACGTCTGTTGCGAATACCGGTTGTGCGCCACCGGAAACTACGGTTATATATGCCATTTTAAATCTCCTTTATATGTGGACTCAGAGGTCCTACTATTATTTATGATCTGGTGTAAAAATCAGGGAGTTGGGTTGTTTCTTGCTCGATTAGACGCAGTGAATCCACCGGCCATGCGATTTACAGCCTTGCCCATACCAGCTGGAGTGGCCATGACCCAGCCTTCTTGTCCTGGATGCTGTAGATCTAGTTGTTGTAATACGTCCATCTTGATGTCGTGCAACAGGCTCCAGGCTTCAAAGGCCTTTTCTATCGCAGTGGTATTGCTGCGCGGACTGGTCAGGTATTCGAAGATGTTGGCATATTTGTTTGGTGTTTGTGTGGCCTGCAACCAATCACCAAAGCCGTCGACTAGATTGTCAAAATTGGTGCCCACTCTACTGTTGATATAATCAATGCAGAGCACTGGTAAATTGGTGATTTTCATGGCTTTTAGGTCGACCGGATTGAACAGCTGATCTATCGCGGCTCCGTTGGTTTTGTAAAGTGCTGTAAGTGCCTTTACTGCCGCAGAGTCGGGTCGCACGTTTGCTTTGGCATACACTGGTTCTAACAATAGCAAACCCTCAACTGGGTTAAATTTAAAATTGCCAATGGGTTCTTTGGGTGCACCGGGTTCGGCGTATCGGGTATGCATGGCTATACCCACTTGGCTAGCGCCGATGCGTTTGCCTACATCACTGTCGGCCGGTATTCGGTATTCTATTTCGTTGGGTTGAAACACATAAAGGCCGGTCACCAATGGTGGAGTTTCTGTGTACAACAGATCACCTTGGAAAAATCCCCGATAGTCTCGGGGCACTGCGGCATCCAACAAGGGCCATAGTGTTTGATATGTGGGATATAGTTCTTTGATTCTTGTGGCCCGTAATCCTTTGTCTCTGGCATCAGCATCTCTAGCGGCCAGTAGGTCGTAGACCTGTCTCGGACTGGTAAACAGACCATTGTAGCCTCGGGCTGTGAATCCTGAAACATCGGTCAAGATGAATGTGCCAGTGGCATCACGACCGAATACCAAGGCCGGTTTGCCGTCCCATTTGACCGTGGTGGTGGATTTGGTGTCAGCGGCTGTGTGTCGAACAATGTCCATGGCCCGTTTAATGCCGGCACTGCCATTACGGAACACATAGTCTTCCAGGTGTTCAAGGCCCTTGGCACGACCACCTTGCACTTCGCTTTCGATCAATTTCTGCATGCCTTGGTTCACGATTCTGTCACGCAGGCGTGCCAAGAAGTTTACTTCGTTGTATTCAATATAGGGATTGGCATCCACGTTTTCCATGAACGGAATGCCTTCACGTTTCATGTGTTCTCTAAAGTCGGCCAATTTTTGATCGCGTTTGGGATCCTTCTCCAAGGCTTTTAGTATGGTTTCCACATTGCGCAGGTCAGCACGAGTGGCACGCGGATTCAACAGCACCTTGGCTGTTTTGTCTGGATCATCGGTGATCAGTTGATTGGTAGTTCTATCAGCAATACCGTCATTTTGATTCAGTTTATAGCCCATGCTTTTGGCTATGCTATTCATCATGACATTGCGCTCACGACCTTTGTATTGGCTACCTGATCCGCCGCTGAGTACAAATCGACCCCAGTGTGGTTTTGGTAAAAAAGTAAAGTCGGTCTGTACATGGCCCAAGTCAGGACGTCCTGTAATTGGTGTCTTAAAATGCACGATACTGCCAGTCTTTTTGACGTAGTCTTGTGGTTTAAAATTGTGGCTAACACACCATTCGGCCAATCGAGTTTGCAGAGCTTCTTTGGTTGTGTCGCTTGAATCAAGATCTAGATCACCCGATGTGGGTTTCTTGCCCGTGGTTCCTAGCCATTTTTCTGGATAGCCTTCAGGGTGTTGCGAATCGGCTGTGTCAGGATCCAGTTCGCCATGCAGGTCTAACCCGGTCAACTGCTCCAGCCAGACCACAGTGGGTTCGACATCGGCCTGATTGATACGATGTGTGAGCGCACGACCGTCGGCGTCTTTGAATACGTTGCCACCTTCGAATAGATTCATCTGACGCCTCGGATTTGAGCTATCAGACTGTTAAAAAAATTGTTGCCAGTGTCTTTGGGTGGGGGTCCTCCAGCGGCTGCAGCTGCTTGACGCAGTAGGCTCAATTGCTGTTGATCCAGACCAGTGTCAACCGGCTGACCGGGATTGGCCATTGGTTGATTCGGCTGACCGGGCTTTTGCTGATTGGGATTCCGGGCCTGTGACACATGATTACCAGCCACAAGCAGTGAAAATAAATCGTGTACAAGTTTTGATTGCACACCATCAACATCGTTCTTGCTGTAGGCAATTTTAAGCAATAAAGTTTCCATTGGTTGTTTTATTTCAGGAACATCTTTTTCAATCTTGTCAACTGTGGTGGTTTTTAACTGTGTGCCAATCCAGTTTTTTACTTCGGCTGCGTATGCATCGTTCGCACGAATTCCCCAGGTATTGGCAGGAACAGGAGGCGTTGCTTCAGCTATGCTTTTTTTGGTTATAGCAGGCAAGCCCTTGATACCTTTTTTGGTTGTAGTAGTTGGTGTAGTGGTAGGAGGTGTAGTGGTAGGAGGTGTAGTGGTAGTTGGTGTAGTGGTAGTTGGTGTAGTGGTAGTTGGTGTAGTGGTAGGAGAGATTGTTTCTGGAAATTTATGTTGAATGTCAGTCACGATATCACCAGCCGCAGCCGGCCATTTGGCAACCACACTGTTGATCCATTGCTGAGCCATGGGATTGGCTTGTAGTTTAGACAAGGCCTGATCCACTGTGATCTTGGCACCTGCGGCCACCTGTTGTTGCAGTTGACCAGCATATTTGGCTGCTCGCGCATTGATACGATCTTGATCGGCTTCAATTTCGCCTTGGGCAGTCAGGCTTTTTCCGCGTGTTTTCCAAGCAGATTGCAACTGATCTAAGACTCCGTCATCACCAAATACTGGCATGCCGCCTATGCCCACTTCGTCCAGTTTGCGCTTACGGGGCTGTGTTAATTCATGAATTTGCATCTGTTCGTCTCACTGTTCGAGTAAATTTGGCCGGATCCCTTAACTTGATAGCATTGATCAATTTACGCTGTAGATTTTCAGCTTGTTCGGCTGTGTAACTGCTATCTATTTGTTCTAGCAAGCGTATGGCGCTGGCAATGACGTTTGCGGCACGATTTTCGATCACATGACGCTGATCACGTTCGGCGTATAGTGTTTCTAATTCTTCTAGAATACTGCGGGTTTTCTTTTGCATAGGGTCAGGACCTTTTTATTATTTATTTGATTGTAGCACATACTGTCCATAAGTACAACATGGATACATTTTGTGTTTTGCCATGGTATAGTTCTGAATTACCATCTAATTCACCTTGTTGTTTGCTACCTACCCGGACCGATGTTAATCAACTAAAATTAGACCTACTAAACGGAATTAAATCTACCGCCTGCATCAAATGCTGGACAGTTGAATCACAGGGACAAAAAAGCAGAAGACAACTTGAAAATGAATTTCTAGATTATAAATTAGATCGTGATTTAATCAGTCTAAAACAGGACTGTATTGATTCTAAACACAAAACTTTACTTTATCAACTGACTACCAGTAATCTTTGCAATCAAGCCTGTGTATCATGCGACAGCAATTCTTCATCTAAATGGGCAGAAATCGAAAAAAAAATGGGACGCAGACCGAGCCCAAGAAAAGAAATCAATTTAGAAAATAGCAATATTAATTATAGCACCGTTAAAAGAATTTCATTTCTCGGTGGCGAGCCTTTTTTTGATCCAAAAACATTTGAAATTTTGCAAAAACTATTAGATCATAACAATCAAGATTGTTTTATAACTTTGGTCACCAATGGCAGTATATTACTCGACCAACAAAAAATTAATTTTTTGTCAAACTTCACCGATTTCAATATATGCATTAGTATAGACGGAATTGGATCAGTGTTTGAGTACATGCGGTGGCCTGGGCAATGGTCAACATTGACCAATAACATTGAACAATATAGAGCAATAACCAATAATCTCAGTATAAGCTATACTATCAGTTCTCTCAATGCATTATACTATGATGAAACTGTTCAATGGTTCAAATCAAACAATTTACGATATAATCATAATATTGTTACTCATCCCAGCTGGTTATCACTAACAAACGCACCTGTGGAAATTAAAAAAAAGCTATTAGAAAAGAAAAATTTTATTTCAGGACTATTGAGCATACACAACTCTGAAATTTCATTGATTGAATACGCGAAAAAAATAAAATCTCAGGATCTGGCAAAAAAAATCAATTATGAGGATTATTTGCCTGAAATTTTCAACATTGTTAATAATCAATAAATTTTGCCACGTCGGGCAAATAATCGGGCAAAAACATATTTCGTCTTTGGTCGTTTTGTTTCAATGTTTCTTTGATGATCAACGGTTGATCGAAAATTCCCACAGTGGATAGTTCTTGCAACCACGGTTGGCAATAATTTTCAATTTGTCGAAAATGAGTAACCATATTTTTGGGCATGTATTCAAGACCATATTTGCCAAATGCCTGATGTACATAAATTTCGATATCATCCCCGTAACAAGACTTATCAAAATTTTGTTTTTTCCATTGATATACTGAATCAAGGTACAATATATTTAAAATACTGGCTACTATTGTCATTGATAACATACTGTTATGAGGAAGATTATTTTTCCACCATGATAAATTTTCCTCGACTTCGTGCCATTTAGCTGGGTATCTGATATATTCAAATGCCGGACCAATGGCATCTATACTGAAACTGATACGAGCAAATTTAAATTGTTCAATTAACTTTTTTGTATCTTCATCAATGATCCTGGTTCCATTGGTATTATACATCAATCGAATTTGACTGACATCAACTTTGTCAGCAATATATTCCAGGATTTGTTTGTGTGTATTTGTTAAAAATGGCTCGCCACCCCAAATTCGAATTTCTCGAAGGTTCTTCAACTCTAACTTATCAATTTTGTCTAACAAAAAATTAGCAATATTTGGCCGAACGACACTGCCTGCAATCTTGAGTTCATTCCTCCAGGTAGTGCTTGACCAAGGTCCACACGTGACACATGCTAAATTACATGCCATATCTATACTGATATCTAAATACTGTAAACCAAAATCTGGATTTATATCACCGTGCGTTTCTAAATACCCTTTCCTCATACTTTTTTTATTGGTTTTTTCTTGACTTACACATGTTTCGCACACTTCCATGGGCAGATTGCCATTGAGATTCGCTGTTCTTAGATCAATAAATTTTTGATTATCAAATATCAATTCCTTGGAGTTAATAGATTGCTTGGACCAGCAACACACAGAATAGTTTAAATCTTGTTTGGATATCGATTTGATAAAGAGTCCATGATGTATCCTGGGACAAAAATTTTGAGTGTTCATGATTGTTTAATCTGTCCTAGTAATTGTTTTAGTTTGGCACTGTGTACGTCAGCAGTGACCTTGCCAATTTCTCCAGTATCCTGATCCACAGATTCTGTTGCTGTGACTCGGCTTTGTGCCTTGATACTTTCATAGATGTTGGGCTTCTTGAATCCACTACCGGCTGATTCGTCTTCACCAGGATCTGTGATCCGCATGGTTTCAATGTTGTAATCCAGGTCGATTTTCATGCCCACACCTGTACTGCTTCGACTCTTCATGCATTGTATCTGATATTTGCCACGCTCTTTCATGGCTCGACTGGTAAAGATACCAAACACGTTGTCCGCGGTATTGATTTTACTGATACCACCCGATATATGACTGTGATCAAATTCGACTTCTTCAACTGCACTACGATTCAACTGCGAAGCTGTCACAAACAACACATTGAGTTCTTTGGCCAAGTTACGCAGTTCTTCACTCACATACTTGTCCTTGACAAACAGATCATTTGGACTGACCTTGGCTGATACCGGCATCAACAAGTCCAAATAATCGCACATGACAAAGTCTACCCGGATTCCTGTTTGCACTTGCACTTCTTTGATATAGCTACGGATGTCGTTGATGTTGCTCTGTGCTGGCAAGGCCTTGATTCTATACTGACCGGCTTTCTTGCCAACCAATTTAACTTTGAGTTCTGTTTGGTCAATATCCTTGCGGATTTCTTTGGTGCTCATTCCGGCCAACATGGCGTCAGTGCGTAACGCACACAGTTCTTCGCTTAATTCCAGGCTGATATACACACCACTTAGTCCGGCCTGTAACCACGATAATGCTATGTTCATCATGACAAGACTCTTGCCCGAACCTGATCCTCCGGCAAAGATGTTGAGTTCGCCTCTACTGAAGCCGCCGTACAGGATCCGGTCCATCTGTGGCCACCCGGTTGACACTTGTCCGCCTGAATTAAAGTATCGGTCTATTCTAGCCCTAGGATCGGCCCAGTAGTCTGTGCCCATGTCCTTGGTCAGGCTGATCTGTACCGCATCCTTGATCAGTTTTTCTACCGGATCATACTCGCCTTTTTCCAATAGGTCGGCACTCTTAAGGATGGCACGTTCCAGTTCTTGGCGTCGAGTAAATGCTTCAAACTCTTCCATGAACCAGTCAAAGTGTCCTTCTGTTAAATCAGGGATGTGTTGTAGTCGAACTCCTGTGGTTGCTGCTATCTGTTCTGCAGAAGGCAGAGTTTTATGATCGTTGCTGTGCTGGGCAATAAACTCGGCCGCAGGTCTTAGCGTGCGATCAAAGTTTTCTGGATTGTAAATGTTCTGCACACGCACATAACTTTCTGCGTCTTGCAACATCATTTCTAAGAATAGTCGTTGGACATCAAGTCCGTAATCTTTTAACAAGTTGTTTCTTCCTTAGTTCAATTTTAATCTTGCTGGTCTCTCGAGCCTGCATAATAGTTAGCAAGGTGGCCACCCGCCCCATACAAACTACTGCATCGTTCACATCTTTGACACCTGTCGGCCACTCGGGCATGCTTACCGCCCAACCCAGTTCTACAGCACGATCTACCAATCGCATGCCAGGCACATCTTGATCTGGAACCACGATTACTTCACGTCCAAGACTGCGTATCAGTCGGGCCTGTGCGTCATTGATGTCGGCATGTAGCACAGCCAATCCACCGATGCTGAGTGCGTCAAACACGCCTTCGACCACGATAGCCGACTGCCAGGTGTCCTGTTGCAAATCTGTGCCAAACACATAACCTGGTGGTATATGATTGATATACTTGGGAGTGCGGTCGTCTAGATATCTCGTGGCATATCCCACAACTCGTTGCTCATGAGTAAATGGTATGACGACTCCTGGCCGGGCAGTCCACTTGGCATCGACGGGAGTGCCTTGGAGCCCGTATGGGTAGTCCAAGGGCAGGCATCTCTTTTGTAAGTATTCCCAAACTCCAGGCGTGTTTTCATCTGCTATGACAAAATCATCTGGCAAGTCCATTTCATCAAAAGCGATATCGGCCAACACATTGGCCACACGCTGGCGGTCATCTAGTAGACCTTCGATACTGCGATGTCTGAGGCTTTCGAGATTTAGGTGTTCGATATCCGTTGCAGGAACTCCTAGCCATTCTAAAAATCTTCTAGCCTTGAATCCCACATTACGACCCAAGATAAAACTGGCAGTGAAGCCACAGTTGAAACAGTGGAAACTCCAACCTTTGTCGGTGTTCTTTATACCACCACGGCTTCTGCGGTCGGCTGATTCACCACGGTGGATGCAACAAGGTGCATTGAAACTGATCCAGCCACCTGTGGTCTGTTTGCGTTTGCCGGGCAAAAAAGAGATTACATCGATCATGCTTTATTAT